AAAAGGTCCAAGACACACTGGTTAACATTTATGAAAGGAGTGAGCTAAATGATCACGCAGAATAAATGGCTACTAGAAACAGCCTGCATAACAAAAAAGACCGATACGGGTCGCACCCCATATCGGCTAATGAAAAATATTTTCAAACGAATATTAACACGGAAAGGAAAATAGAGCAATGGAATTAGTTAAAGCCCGTGAAATGAAGCGGCGCATTTACGCCCATGACCACTTGTTGGCTGACACGTTGTGGGTTGGCGGTGATCCTGAATCAATGGAGTACAAGAACTGTGCTCAAGCGTTCAAGAATCGCGAAAAGATGACAGCAGAGTTCAACCGCTTAATGGGGTGGAGTTATGAATCAGGATATTAGCTGGGACGCCGCTACTGAACAACAGGATGACTTGAATCCAGATAATCCGCAAATTGATCCGGAACCAACGGCCATTACCTCGGATTTCAGAGGACAACCGATTTACAGTGACGAATCATATTTCACTTTGGATCAGGAAAACTACAAGAGTTTTGACGCTTTGATGTTTTTGAGCCACTACATTCATGTTTGCGGTGCAGAACAAGTCTTAGAACAACTCGGAGCTAAAGAATATAACACAGAATTCAATCCAGAAAAGAGGTAGGCAAATGGAAGAGCCAAAAATCATTATCGAAAAAGAGTACACGACTAAAGAGAGCTTGAAACCAATCTTTCTACCGGCCGATGTGCATGCCATGGTTAAAGAAGTTAGTAAACAATCCGGAGTATCAATGAGCAGAATCACTGTCCGACTAATTAAACATGGTTTGAAATACGTAGAAATTGTTGAAGGTGATGACGTTGAATGAAATCAGAAGCGAAATTGCAAGCTAAGATCATTTCGTATTTGCGTAGTGAGAATCGGTTCGTCGTTAAGACACAAGGCGGCTCACCAGGTACTCCAATTGGGACCCCTGACGTAATTACGATTATGCCCACCGGTCAATTTATTGGACTAGAAATTAAGCGACCTGATGGCAAGGGTGTTGTCAGCCCCGAACAAAAAACAAACGGTCGAAAGATCATTCGCAATGGTGGCGCTTGGTTTGTAATCGACAGTTGGGAGAGATTCTTGGAGGTGTGGAACTACGACAGAATTTAAATTATACAAAGCTCAAGCGGCACAACTTGCTAAGTCAAAAAGCATTTATTACTACGTCATGAAAATGGGAACGGGTAAAACAGTTATGGGCTTATGCCATGCAATGAAATGGTTTCCGAATCAAGATGTAATCGTGGTTGCACCTCGGCAAGTCGTCAAGGCGAAGAGTTGGGAAAAGGATGCTAACTTGGTTGGCTTTAAAAACGGTATGAAAGTTGTCACAACTGATGGCGTGAAGAAACTAACATCATCCGAGATTTACGGCAAGTTTATCATCGTGGATGAAGCGCACAAGTTCAAAAATAAATCAGCACGATCACAGAAATTACAAAAAGTATTAAACACGGCCAAAGGATTCATCTTTTTATCGGGAACACCAACCAATGGTAAATTCGATGACCTAGAGATGTACGCCTTGTATTTCCACCATGTTGCTACACACAAACAATTTAAAGACCTATACAAGGTTGCTGAAACACCATACTGGAGCAAGTACCCAATCTGGCATGTTGGTAAGCAAACCGACAAGCTAACAGCGTGGTTCAAGTCGATTACGAGTGATGTGGTGACATTGGATGATATTACGGAGCTACCACCGATTTATGAACGGCTGATCGAGTTCAACGCCGATAGTAATTATCGCAAGACACGAATGTCTTACAAAAAAGATGACAAGATCATTTTTGATAATCATATTGAGCGTCGAATTTACCAACGCCAGAACCAAAATAACAAGGCCAAACTTGAATGGTTAGATGGGGTGGCAGAAGAATACGGCGAAGACAAAACGATTATCTTCTACACGTTTAACACCGAGCGAGCATTGCTAGATGAAGCATTGAAGAAGTACAGGGTTGGTCACGTGAATGGTGATGAATTTAATCCCAAAGGAGACTTCGTACTGATTCAAATTTCAAGTGGTTCGGGACTTACATTAAATGATTTTAAGCACGCCATTTGGTGGTCGTTACCAGATAGTTTCATTGATTTTGATCAATCAAAATATCGTAACTACCGAATTGGGCAGGCTAGTAAGATCACTCGGGACTACCTAATCGTCCATGGCACAATCGATGACAACATCAAAATGGCATTGGATGAGAAAACAAATTTCAATGCAGAAATGTTTGAGGATTAAATATGACAGTACAAAACGAAGCAAAAATACACATGAGTCCCACACGGGCATTTAAATTTGCACAAAATCCGCTGCGAGCCTTGGAAGATTATACTGGTGAGTCAAAATGGTTTGAAGGTGACGACACCGCCTTATTGTATGGCACAATCGTTCACAACATTGCTGAAGGTAGAGATATGTTTGAAGGGCTCTCAGATGGCGATAGGGAGCTTCTGGTGTCATCTAGAGGAAAGACTAAGGGACAACTTAAAAGTAGCTTTAAAGAGGCTGAAATTGTTGGTATCCACTTACGATCTTTTGTTTCAAAGATTGCAGATAATATCCAGTTCGAAATCCCACTCAAGGAAGCCAATTCGATTCTGGTGGATGGACGTGAAGTTCAGTTCAATGTCACCGGCCGAGCAGATATGCTTACGAAAAATGCTGTTTACGATTTTAAGACGGTTGCTTCAAATGATTTTCAAGGTTTTCTGGAATACGGATCGTTTCGAGACCACCGTGAAGTGAACTATGTATGTCAGGTTGCGTTCTACGCTCACATGTTTAACAAGACGGATGCCCACATTTTGTATATTCAAAAAAACAAGGACACGCCATTTATCTGCGACTATCAATTAACTGAACGAGATTTATATGACGGATGGGTAACCATTAGCGAGTTCATTAGCGATGCAGTGAAAGTAATCGATCGAGGCAAGGAACGCGCTAAGGCGGTAAATGATGCGAGCATTTGGGCATTCAAACACTTTGGAGGTGTAATTGATGGCAATCAAAATGACAAGATTTAAAGAACCGATTTTAAAAAAGCCACTCCCTAAGCGGTTGGCAGTTTATGGCGAGCCTATGGCTGGCAAGACCACGTTGGCAGGCAAGGCAAGTAAGCCGTATTTCATTTCGTTTGACCGCAACGCAAAGGAAGCGGGTTACAACGGTGAGGTACCAGAGAAGTACGACGATGTAATTAACATCATCGATAATGCTGCCGAGTTTGGTTATGAAACAATCGTGATCGATACAGTCGAAGACATGGCTCAATTACTCGAAGATGAGATTATTTCGAAGTACAAGGCCAACAGTTTAAAGGACGCCAATGGTGGCTATGGTGCTGGCTATTCAGAGTTCAGCAAGGCGTTTACTAGCATAGTCAGAGCACTGTCACAATCAGGACTGAACGTATACTACCTCATGCGAGCTAGGATGACTGATGATGGTTTGAGCGTTGTATTAAAGGACAAACAGTTTGACATCATCGGTGGCTATTCTGATGGCTTGATTGAGATTAATAACAAGCATGAAGCCAAATGGATGAAGAAGCGCTATGACTGGGACGAAAAAGAGCTCAAAAAGCCACTTGATGCAGTGCTCGACCCACTCAAAGCACGTAACGAAAAATTAAAAGAACTTGGATTAGATTAGGAGAATGAAAATGAAAAATATGGATGAATGGTTTGACCAGTTAGACGAAAACACAGAGGAACCCCAAGCGTTTGGTTTTGATGACGGCATCACAGAAGCAAAGCTTACGGATGTATCGTTATATGAAAGTCAAAGTTCAGCATGGACTGCAGTGCAGTTTGAATTTACAGACGCTGATGGCAATACCGACAACGGATTCCGAATTTCGGTCAGTCGAAAAAAGAATGATGGAAGTAAATTACCCGAAAAAATGTGGCAACGAAGTGTATTTCAACTCATGCAGCCTTTAATTTTATCGGATAAAAATTACAAGGCCGCGCTCAGTCTTGATGCTATTCGACGAGGGAATGAAGCGGTCGTTGAAGCCTTACAAATTTTGGTCGATAAACTCAATGTTAAAGTTGAAAAGAGCACGCCAGCCAAAAAAAGTGATGGCACACAGCCTTTCCCTGAATACACATTCTTAAAAGTTAACGCCTTCTAGCAATGGCAATCAAAAGCGAAGCACTTAGATGGATTGACGAAGGCTATGATATTACTCCAATACGAGTCACCTATGATCGCGAACACCATGCCTCGAAACAACCGTTTAGAGCTTACGCGACTGATAAGACTGACAGACGTTGGATTTTATCAAACTGGAAAAGGACGTATGAAATCGGCTTGGTATTAAGTGGCGAGGACTATGTGGTGTTCGACTTCGACAGTATGGACGTGTTTGACCGATTTAAAATCGATAATCCAGATATTGAGTCCGGTGTCATCGAGCAGTCGGTGTCGGGACGAGGAGTTCATGTCTACTTTGAAAACACCGAATATATTACGCAAGCTATTGGGATCGTGAATGGATTGGATATTAAGGCTAGTAAGAATAATTTCGTTGTAGTTAACCCAGACACTGATTTATCCGAGGCTGTCGAACTACCACAAGATTTATGGGCGTTTTATGAAGCTAATAAGACCAATGCGCAAGTGGCAGTATCCAGCAACACAATGACTACGCAGACAATTCCCGAATTGGCAATGATCACAGAAGGTTTCGGTCAACCTGGGGCACGCAACAATAACATGAGTTTGCTAGTTTGGACGCTATTCACAATGGGGTTCAATGACAAACAAACGCAAGCAGTAGTTGATATCGCAAACGAAAAAAGTGGACTGCCACAATACGAAGTAGATCGAACAATAGAAACAGCATGGAGGAAGTGGGAAGGTGGGCGCTAAAAAAACAACCGTAATTGCGGAAATGATCAATGACAATTTGGACGTCCGCTATGACGAGTTTATTAATGAAATTAATATTAAATCTGATTTTTCAAAAGAGGAGGTCATGATTGACCACGGCCGAATGACTGATAACAAAGCCATCCTGATTCAAACATTTCTGGAACGCAAGTATGACGTTGCGTTAACCAACTCAAAAGTTAACGAAGCTATAGCAATGGCTAGTACACAGAATACGTACTCATCAGCATATGACTGGATTGAATCAAAAGAATGGGATGGCAAGCCCCGACTATGGTCGATTGCTAAAAACGTGTTTGGCAATGATGACGAACATATTAATCAGGCAGTAGGAATTTGGATTGTTAACTTGGTCGCCGGTGCTTACAGTGTCGCAACAGGTAAGTTTCAATACTCACTCGACATTATTGGCCAGCAAGGAACCGGCAAAACGACGTTTCTGAAACGGCTTGGTCAAAATTATTACACTGATCAATTTATGAGCTTTACAAGCAAGGACAGTTTCGAAGTCATGCTAAAAAATTTGTTAATTAATGATGATGAAATGCAAGTCACTGAAATTAGCCGGGAAAAAGCGTTTAAAAAGTTTGTTTCTACAAGTGAGTTCACCTATCGGCCAGCTTATGGGCGTAATCCATTGATCAAGTCACGACATTTCGTCATTGCGAGGACCACAAATGACTATGAATATCTGACTGATATGGGTGGCAATAGGCGAATTATTCCACTAATCGTTAACAAGGGAGAGATCAAGCAACGAGCCTTTGAATTGCCAGATAGCTGGTATGAGAATGTGTTGGGTGAGGCGAAAGCATACTACGTCAAGAATGATGCCGACATCGATCGAGTCAACAAAGCAATGTATCAGCATGATTTTGAGCAAATCAATAGCAACTTGAACGTCAATTCTGAAATTGACGATGCCATTATGCACGTCAAGGACACAGAGTATGTTGGGCAAGACCGCATACCAGTATCACAATTCACCAATAATGTTGAACTGTACTGTTATAGCAATCAGATTGACTGTGATGATAAAACATTGAAGAAGAATATTGTAACGGTCATGACGCGTGAAGGGTTCATTAAAAAACTAGTGAAAATAGCCGGGAAACCCGTTAGATCGTACGTTAAAGAATAGGTAACAAGTAATAAGTTACGGTAACAGAAAAAAATTGTTACTCAAAAGTGGTAACAAAAATAAAATGTTACCGCTAGAAAAAATGTTACCGCCTTGAACCCTTGCCAGTAACGGGATTGAGTAACATTGGTAACAGGTAACATTAATATACTTAAATATATATTAATAGTATATATAGGAATTTGGGTTATTTTTGTTACTTTTGTTACCCGAGTATAAATGAAAGTGAGATTAAAGAAATCACCCTTTAAACACAGAATCGATTTTGAGACCAGAATTACGTATACTACAGCATGTTGTGGAAATCCTAATTGTGTTTGAGGGTAAATGTACCAGAAAGCAAAACAAGCTCTTAAAACGCCTGTTACAGGCTTATAAATCAAACATAAAATTTGGAGGAAGACAAATGGCGAAAATTGATATGGAATTGCTCCATGTATTGGAGAGCGACTATGGGAATCTTTCCCATGTCCCAGAAGATGATGTATGTTTAGCAGAATTGCGTAAGCCGTTCATGGTTGAAAGAAGTCAAGAAGACCGCCAATCGTCACGTGTGGTGAAGATTAATCAAGCACTGGACAAATATATAGCATTAGGCGTTAAGAACGGCTGGTCAAAGGCTGAGACGCTCTACTGGCTTAATAAGTCGGGACCACTTCGAACCAATGTGACTAATTCACAAATCGAAAGACGTATTTCGTTTAGGTCGATTAGTTTAACAAGAAAGCCAATGGACTTTGATCATAATGATCAGGCACATATTGACCGAATTATTTTGGATAAGAAAGCACACGGAAAGTCACATGATCAGATTGCGACAATGATTAACGATCTGGGTTATGGCACGTTCGTTGATGCACCGTACGTTAATCATCGGTACCGTAAGCTGATCCCAAAATCATCATACAAAAGCGTTCCGGAATTAACTGGTGAAGAAAATCGAATCGTTGATGTACAGATTGAGGTAGCTATGAACACTGAAATGAGCATTGGTGACTTAGTTCAGTATTTGAACGGATTGGCTAAGATCAAACATGAAGTCACACGTGATGTAGTAGCTAAGCGCGCTAAGCATATGCACATTAAATTGGAGGGCATGTGATGGCAATTAGACCAACTTACTACAAGGATGAGGCTGGACATGATCTGTTCTGGAAGATGGAACACGGTATGTATGACCTAGCTTGGTCAATTGGGTTCTGCCATATCAATGCTGAAAAATATGAGCGCCGTAAGGGACGCAAAACGGCCATAGGTATTAATGATGAACGCAAAGCCCAAACATACCGTGATGAAGAAGAACGATTGAAACAGTTACATCGTGAGGGAGCCATTTAATGCTGAAACCATATCAAGTCACAGCATGGTTACCGAATGCGGATGATCCAACGACCGGAGCATTTGGGGATATTGATGTGTTAATCGATGAAAATGAGATTCAACGACTTCACAATTCAGAACCACCCGAATTTCTGTTGGCATATGCAGATGACATGGATGAATGGTGGATACCAGTGCGAAATATTAATCAAATAAGTGAGGTAAATGAAGATGAAATTTAAAGTAGGCGACAAAGTTAAGATTCGTGAAGGATTAGAACATGACCCGTTCCCATTTCCCGGAGTCAGTGAAAACATGTTGCAGTATAAAGGCAAGATGACCACTATTAAAGAGATTGACGGGGATATAGGCACTTATAAATTGGAGGTAGACGATTCGCGGTTTAGTTGGACAGATGAAATGATGGAAGAGGTGCTAATTGTGAAACCAATAGAGCAAGTAATTGAAGAACTCGAAGGTGAACGTGATGCGATTAAGGCTAAGAACAAGAAAGCCGGCCAAATGATTGCACGTGGTGGACTTGATCAAGAACAAAATTATCTGTTAGCGGCTCAAAAGCATGGTTATGATACAGTTTGCCACATTCTTGATATTCGGATTCGCTCACTGAAAAAACAGTTGCCAGCTCCTGAACCAGAACCTAAGAAGTACAACGTCAAGGCGCTGGGACTTGACGATATTTATTATTGGAAATCTGTGACGGGAAATCTTAGATTCGCTGCTGATATTGGAAACGATGATACAAATCAACAATTCACAATGGCTGAAATTGAGAAGTATGGACTTAAGGATTGCCCACGATTTGAGGTACAAGATGACTAATGAGGAAATTGGTGCAACGTGGGCTGGTGTTGCCAAGGGAATCAACTCTATGGTAAGAGGAATGAGAATATCTTTGAAGTACAGGATCGGTGTCCCCGTCAATAAAATTGCTAGAATCGAAGATGATCCATGGATGACTGATGAGGTTAAGAAGATTGCCATTAGGGCTTATGTGGAGGGACGGAAATACGATCGGGAGTCAAACAAATGATAGACAGTGATAAATTAGTTGATCTAGCTGAATCCCTTATTCCTAAGGTGACAACGTATGGGCGAAGTGTCGGCATGAATGTAACTGACGAATTCACCACCATTCCAACAGATAATGAAGTATTGCAAATAAGTGATTCCACCAATGGAATATTCAGAAAAAAATATCCAGATTATGAAGTGAAGTGCTGGAATCGTTCTTTTTGGGATAATTTGAAGCGCCGTTATTACAAGTGTGTCTGGTTAACGGTAAGGAAGATGGAGACGATAAATGATGAAGTTTAAACACGCCATCACAGGCATACTGGCATTTGTTGGCCTGATGGCAATCGTATATGTATTGTATCTGTTGCTGTTTAACTTTCCGAAGCTGGCCGTGCTGTTTACATGATGTCTTTCAGTCAAAAAGGCCAAATAATGTAGTAACATACTGGCGACGTAATCGCTGGAATAATTTGGAACGCCAATATCACTGGTGTGTTTGGTTGACTGTGACGGAATATAGCAAGGAGGTGGCGGTGTGCACACGATGTTTAGAACGATCTTTGAAGCAGTAATTTGGATTTTCGCAATTTCATGGGTAGCCTTGATTATAGTTTTTCTTTGGTGGCTCATTAAATTGATGGTTTTCTAAGATAACAAAATGGATAACAAAAACATAACAAAATGCGGGATATAACAAAACTAAACTTGATTCTGTTATTTTGTTATCAATCAAAAAAGTTCTAATTCTGTTAGTTTTTGTTATTCTGTTATCATTTTGTTATAGTTTTTGTTATGCTACAAACGCCGGTGTTAAGCGATTTAGGGTAACAATATAACAGAATCACATAATTATTCTTTATTTCTATATTAAAAAGAATATATGTAGTATATAAGTGTTATTGTTATGTGTTATGTAAGTATATAAGGAGTTAGCAAAGTTTTTGTTATTTTGTTATATCGGGAGGTTTTAACAATTGTAGAAGAACAAAGTGAGTTTCAAAAACGTAAAAAGTTTCTGAAGCGATACCGGTATAAAAAACGTTTGATTGAAAGTTTAGAGAATCGATTGTTCGAATTAGACAAACAGATGGAACAACTTGGCAGTCCGATTATCACCGATATGCCCGGTGGCGGAATCCCTACTACTTTAAATGATCGATACGAACGTAAGGAAGAATTGAATGAACGTATCAATGACAAATTAGTTGAAGCACGAAAGATCAGACATGAATTGACCAATATTTTCGATCAATTGACCAATGCTAAGCAAGGTGAGGTTTTAGAACTGTATTTCATCGAATGTTTATCATTGGAAGATATCGCTAAACGAACCAGTTACAGTGTACGTCAAGTTAATCGTTTGTATTCTGATGGCGTGTTAGCGTGTGATGTTTCAGATGGCACTTGAATGGCACTAAGGTGTCACTAACGTGTCATTACATTTTCACTAGGCATGTGTAACAATAGGTATTGTGATAATTTAGGTTATCACGTCCGGGGAGTTTGTCGACTTCAATATATTTATCATTTTGTTTCATTCTTCAAGCCGTGAGACTGTTTAGCAGTCGTCTAGGGTCAAACCTAGCACGGCTTTTTATTTTGCACAGAAAGGTGGTGTCGGTCAATGTAATGAAACTGAGAGAACAGCAACAAGCATTTGCGGATTACTGGATTGAGACTGGCAACGCCTATCAGTCTGCAATTAGAGCTGGATATTCTAAGGCTTACGCCAAGAACGCAACAATCAAGCTGTTGGAAAATGGTGGAATTCAAGAATATATCAAGCAGCGAACTGAACAGATCAAGAATGAGCGTTTGGTGAGTTTGGAAGATGCTATGGCATTACTTTCAGATATAGCGAATCGAAAAGAAGTCAAATCACACAGTAAGATCATTGACAACCTGAAAGGTGAGGTCAAAAAAGACGTCACGTATGTTCATCAACCAGACATTGATCAGCAAACCAAAGCACTAGAACATTTGGTTAAGATTCAAGGTGGCTTTGATCAACACCCACCGCAGGACGATGTGAATATCAACATTACTGATTGGGGTGATGATAATGACTGAAATTGATTGGAACCTACCTAAGATGGTCGACCGAGCATACAGGCCATTGTTCAAGAACCGTGACCGTTATATTGCAATCAAAGGTTCACGTGGTTCCGGTAAGTCTGAAGCAGTTGCCCGCAAGGTGATTTTTGATATAGTCACCAAGCCTTATGTGAATTGGTTAGTGCTTCGACGTTATGCCAACACCAACCGTCAATCAACCTATTCGTTACTGCAAAAGGTAGCACATGTTATGGGGGTATCATCGTTGTTTAAATTCAACGATTCGATGCCAGAGATAACCTACCTTAGAACGGGCCAAAAGATACTGTTCCGAGGTGCTGACAAGCCATTGTCAATCACTTCTATCAGTGTTGAGGTTGGTTCGTTGTGTAGGCTATGGGTTGAGGAAGCCTATCAACTTGAATTAGAAGAATCATTCGATGTGGTAGATGAAAGTATGCGTGGAATAATTGACGCACCTAACGCCTATTATCAAACAGTGCTGACGTTTAACCCTTGGAATGAACATCATTGGTTGAAGCACAAGTTCTTTGATTCAGACACGGCTGTGGCTGGTTCAAGGGCGTTCACAACCACGTACAAGAACAATCGATTCTTGGATGATGGTTATATCAAGACACTTGAAGATATGCTGATTCGTAACCCAAGGCGTGCGAAAGTGGCAGTGAAGGGTGAATGGGGTGTATCTGAAGGCTTAGTATTTGAAAACTTCGATGTGGTGGACTTCAATCCAAACAAGCTGCTGAAGAAGGGACTGGAATCATTCTTTGGTATGGACTTTGGGTTTACCCACGATCCCACCACGTTGATTAGTTCGATCTTTGATTCAGACACCATGGAACTGTGGATATTTGATGAGCTATACAAGCCCGGTCTGTTGGTCGAAGACATTGTTCACGAGACGGCTAAACGAGACCTGTTAGCAGCCACCATCAAGGCAGATTCAGCAAGCCCAATGACAATCGCAGAACTGAAGCGTAAAGGACTACGCAGAATCAAAGGCGCTGAAAAAGGCAAGGATTCAGTGGAGTTGGGTATCAACTTCATGCAGGGGCTGAAGATTCACATTCACCCACGCTGTACGCACACGATTGAAGAGTTCAACACCTATGTGTTCAAGCAGGACCGAGAAGGCAGATGGTTGAACCAGCCTGTCGATGCAAGTAATCACGCAATAGATGCTATACGTTATTCCCTGGATCAATTCTATGGGAAGGGAAAGAACAAATTGAAGACCTTTAAACGAGGTCTATAAAAGGGGTGAAGTAATGAGTGACATTAACGGAAACGGGACAATCAGTACATTCGGAAACATTTATCTTTTTCCAAAAGAACAGCCGCTGACGTCTGATGATGTTAGTGGTTTTATTGATTATTATGAAAACAACATTCAATCTGAAATGATTAAGAACCGCAAGTATTACACTGGTCAACATCCAATTCTGGAAGCTCAAGCAAGCAATTCAAACGCACCTGATAATCGTTTGGTGGTTAACTACCCCAAGTACATCACGGACACGTTCAACGGATTCTTTGCCGGAATTCCACCTAAGATCACACTAGAAGATGAATCTGATAATGAGAAGTTGCAAGACTTCATTCAGAGTTCATCTTTTTTTGATCACTTTTTTGAGGTCTCAAAACAAGCGTCAATGTATGGACGCAGCTATTTCTTTGCCTATCAGGACGAAGATGGTATTACACAATTAGTTGAATACAGTCCGGAACAATCTTTCATGATCTACGATGATGATGTTGCACGGCGTCCTAGGGCATTTGTAGCGTTTGGTCGTAACAAGGACAACGAGTTGACTGGGACGGTGTATCAAGCAGACCAAGTGACCGACCTTGAATTCAATGTGATTGCAGGTCAGGTGAACCAATTCAAGTTGGTGCCCGCTGCTGAATTTTATGATAACGAGGAACGGCAAGGAGTGTTTGACAACGTTGAAACGCTGGTTGATTCGGTCAATCAAACGGTCAGTCAAAAAGCTAACGACATTGATTACTTTGCGGATTCCTACTTGAAACTGTTGGGAATGGATGTTGATGAAGAGACGCTGGCTAACATCCGTGAAAGTCGAGTGATCAACAGTGACGGTGAAGCAGACGTTGGATTCTTAGAGAAACCAAACGCAGACGATACGCAGGAACACCACATTGACCGTTTGAACAATTGGATTTTTGAAATATCGATGGTCAGCAACATCACGGACGATTCGTTCGGAAACGCAGCCAGCGGGAAGTCGCTTGAATATCATCTGCTTTCAATGCGAAATCTAGCTTCAACCAAAGAACGCAAATTCACACAACAGTTACGTAAGCTATTCAAGGTGATCTTTGCTACTGGGTCAATCTTAGGCACCGCTAAAGCAGACGCTTGGCAGGACTTGAAGTTTGACTTCACTCGCAACTTGCCAAGTAACATCACAGATGAGATTGATAACTTCAAGAATGTTGGTGGG